TTATTCCCATTTGGTCATACATATAAAGTCTGCAATATTCATATGTATCTTCTAGTAAGTCAACAACTATTGTTTTGAAATCATTTTCTTTCTTTTCTAATTCTGCAATTGCTTCTTTGAATACTTCCCAAGCAAATTTTCTTTGTGTCATTCTTCCTGTAACTTTCACTTCATCCTTAATTGGAATGAATGGTGCATCAACAAATTTTATATTTCCATCTGTATTTAACATTAATGGGTCAGGAAATTTGTTTGCAAATGTTGTTTTTCCACTAAATGGTGAACCATACAACCAAAGTGTTTTTTTACTTATTTTTTCAATATTTCTTCTTTCATTTTTAGGTAAATTCATAAAATAATCATATCCTTTCTTACAATATTCTTGATATTCACACCAATTACACAACCAACCTTCTTCTTTTTTAAATTCTGTTTCTTCTAGCATTCTTTTTGTGTTAGTTAAAAAGTTAATTATGTATTCAGGGTTATAATCAATTTCTAAAAATTTAATTTCTGTTTTTTGCAATTCATCTTGAATTCGTTGTCTGAAATCACTTAATTCTTCTGTTTTCTTTTGTCTTATATTGACTTTTGGTACAAGCATGAATTTCATGTTTCTTATCTTTTTACCAGGATGTGTTTTTTCAAAATAATATTTATATAAATGTAATTGTGGTGAATCTTTATAATGATAAACATTATTTGAATATTTAAAATCATAAAGGTCATAAACCGTAGGTTCAATCACTGAATTACCAACTTCATCAAATAATTCTTCGCCACTAACTGGTACTAACAAATCAATAAATCCGATAAAATCTTCATCTTGAATTTGTACTTCGTACTCACCTTGTGGTAAAAGTGCCTTTGCTCTTGGAATTTGAAATTCAAGTTTCATTGCTTCATTTATATGTTCATCTGTGATTACTGTGAAATTTTTGTAATATTCATCTATTGCAGTTTTCACATCTTTTTCAATTCCAGTATGAAGTGCAGTTCCTAAAAATAATGGGTTATCTGCATTGTCAGGTTTTAAAACTTCGTATTTATCAATGTATCTTAATTTGTATCTATAAGGACATCCTTCAAAGCATTCCACCCTTGAATGTGATATTTGCATTATTTTTTCACCCCCTTATCAAAATTGAATTGTTCTTCATAAGAAAATACATGTTTTGCTGCTTGTCTTTCTTTTATTTTCATAATGAATTTTTTGAATTCTTCAAATTGATTTGGGTATAATACAAAACCAATTCCATGTGCTTTTCTTATTTTTTCAATGTTCCAAAGTTGAAGTTCTGATGGTTTACCATGTTCACCTTTAAGTTCAATTCCTAAAAAGTAACCATTACAACAAACAAGTAAATCAGGAATTCCACTTTTTGTGTATGCTGCACCACCCCAATATTTGATGTACCAACAACCTTGTTCATCAAGAAATTTTTTAACCTTATTTTCAAATTGTTTTTCTGTTGCCATTATTTATCACCTGCTTTCACTTCAATTTTTATATAAGATTTTTTGTCAGAAATCTTTGTATATTTCTTTGCGATTTCAGGTTGTTCTTTCTTTAATTTTGCACTATCAATTGAAGAAGTTGTTGAAGGTGCATAATAAGTAACTTTTATTATTTCATTATCAAATTTTGTAACACCATACTTTTCCATTGCTTCAAGTAATTTTTCTTTCATTGTCTTTTCTTGTTCTTCAATTTGCTTTTTAGCTGTTGTTAATTGTGCAATTGTATTGATAATTTCTATATGTGTATTTTTAAATACTTGTAAATCTGTTTCACCTTCGATTACAGAATGACCACAATCAACTGGATTTAATAAAATACATTTTGATTCACAATGTTTATTTTCTTCGCATTCATAACAACAAAAATCGTATTCGTGTGGACAACCTTTTTGTGTGCATTTAGTTCCCATAATCATCACCACCTTTCATTTCTGATTCTTCATATTTTTTGAACAACTCATCATTAAAGTCTTTTCTTTTTTGTAATGTTTCATATACTGCTTCTTCAATGCTGTTTCTACACATCATTAAGTAATAAAAACATGTTTGACTTTGTCCAATTCTGTGTATTCTTTTTTTGCTTTGTTCAAATAATTCTGATTTATCTGTTAATGTGAAATAAACAATTTTATTTGCTTTTTGAAGATTTAACCCCATTGCACCAGCTTGATATTGTACAAGTGTTACTGAATTATCTTCATTTTCATATGCTTCCAAATCCTTTGTTTCACCATTTATTACTGAAAGTGGTTTTTTACAATTTTCAACAATATTCTTTAATCTTCTGAATTCTTCATTAAAATTGTAAAAAACAATCAATCTATCATTTGTCGATTCAAGTAATTCTTTAAATGCTCGTAGCTTTTCTTTGTTATATTGACCACATAATTGTCTTAAATATAATCTTTTAGTAAGTGATGTATCACCAACTAATTCAATTCTTGGTGTAACATCTTCACCTTCAAAATCTGAATGGTCATGAAATTCTACAAGGTTTCTAGTGTCTAGTGTTAACACACAATCTTTTTGAAATTTTTCATATTCATATGTTTTATTAATTTTAATTGGAACTTCTATTTGACCAGGTAAATCAAAACATTCTTCTGTCTTCATAAATACTGCACCATGTTCCCTTAATTTTTGTTTTAACCTATCAACATTTTTATAGGGTTCTTTCTTATCTACATACCAAAATGGTGTACCACCCAAATTTTGTTTTCGCCAATTTACATATTGCTTGTTATATAATTGTTCTGAAATATTCCAACCTAACAAATGTATTTGTGACCACAAATTTTCATATTTTCCTGATGATGGTGTTCCTGAAAGTAGTATTACATTATCAGGTTTCATTTTTAGAATAAATTTCGTTCTTTCAGCCTTTGAATTTTGTATAATGGAACTTTCATCAAGTAATAGTGTAAAGTGTTCTAAATTTTGAAAATATGACCTTCTAAATAGCAAATCATAATTAATTACAATCACAGTTGGACAAACATTCACTTCAATTGCTTTTAAAATGTATGGTACTTTTTCCTTTGTTCCATCAATAACTGTAAAGTAAAATGGATAATATTTTCCCAAATGTTCCATCCAATCTTGTATTTTCGATTTTTGACATACTAGAACATTCAATTGACTTCCAAGTTCTTTCATTTTTTCTGAACCAACAAAGGTTTTTCCAAGCCCCATGTCAAGATAATATGCAACCCTGTTAAAATCAGTTGTTAAGTCTAATGCCAAATTTTGATGTTTGTATAATTCCATTTATATCCCCCTATTCAAAATCACCAATGTATTCTTTTAATCTTTTTGGACTTATGTGATATGACCATTTACCTTTTTTCTTTGAAGCAAATCCAAAAGGTGCTGTTCCCATTTGAAGTGATGTTCTAATAAATTGTTCAGATTTTTCAAGTAATAATGCAGCTTTCCAAACTGGAACATTGTGACTTCCTGGTTTTATAGAAACATCTTTTTCATCTTCTGTTTCAAGATATTCAACTGTACATTTCAAAACTTCTGCAATTTTTTCTTTAACTGGTTTTGATGGAATGTTTTTTCCTGATTCGTATTGACTAACAGAAGATTTATTTTTCCCAATTGCCAATGCTAATTCGCTTTGTGACATTTCTATTGCAATTCTTTGTCGCTTCATATTACTTCCAAAACTCAATTTATTAGTCACCGCCTTTCCTTGTATCCGTTAAGATACATTTAGTCTAAAAAATTTTTCTATTTTTCTTCTTAATTTCATTTTATCTTCATGATTCCAATATCTAATACTTGATATTCCAAAAATAATCATGAAGATTATACATTTAATTATTGCTTCTTTCATTCCTATTGAACCAGTTTCCAATGCACCAACTGTTCCTAATAACATCATAAAACTAATAAAACATATCATTTTAATTACCTTCTTTCTTTCGTTTCTTTGTATCTGTTAAGATACATTTAGCTTAAAAAAATTTCGACTACTTCCTTGTCTGTTAAATTATATCTTTCTTTTATAATTTGAATTTCGCTTTGTGTAAATTCTGCACCATTTGTGCTATTTCTTTTTGCTGATAATCTCTGTTGTGATAAATTTAATGCCCTTGCCAATGATTCGTTATTATCACCATATAATGCCATTTTAGAATTTAATAAATTCAAGTTAACCTTCATTGGTGTTCCCCCCTTCTATGAATTTGTTTTTGTTATACTGCTTCATAATTTTTACCTTTATTTTTTTATTTTTTAATTCTTCAATTGATTCTACTTTATATTTTTGTTTATTCTTTTTTAATTTTTCAATATAGTCTTCATATTCTTCTTTACTATCAAACTGAATCAACTGATAGATACATGCTGAAATGACTTTTTTCAATCGTTTCACCTTCTTTCAATTTATTTTGTATCTTGTAGGATACACATATAATATACCTTAATTTTTTCTTTGTCAATACTTTTTGAAAAAAAATTTTACATTTTTTCAAAAAAACTTTCAAATATTGAATAAATATGCTAAAATAGTGATATAAATAAATACGAAAGGAGATAAAAAGATGACAACTGCTGAAATAATTTTCAATTATAGAAAAAAATATGACCTTTCCCAAGAACAATTTGGTGAAAAGGTTGGTGTCAATCGTGCTGCTGTTTCCAAATGGGAAAAAGGTCAAGTAAAAGAAATGAAGGGTAAAACTATTTTAAATATTTGCAGATTGATTGGTTGTACCCCTTACGAACTTATGGGTTGGGATGAAGAATTTAATCATATGAATAAGTTAAGTAATGAAACAAAACTTATTGAAGCAATCCAATTACAATATGGGAAAGATTCCGTTCAAATGTTAGATTATTTTACACAATTAAATTCAGTTGGTAGAGAAAAAGCAATTGAAAATATAATTGATTTAACATCTATTCCCAAATATATTGTACAGGAAAAAAGGGATGTAAAGGCACTGTAATTTATTATGATTTTAGAAAAAACAGAAAAGAATAGTTCAAGATGGTTCAAAGTAAACTTTTCAACCTTGAACCTATATAAATTATTAAAAAATAAACATTTCCCCCAATCAGGGTTCAAGATGGTTCAAGGTGAAATCAATTTATTTTAAAATTTTATAAAATAAAAAATTATTAAATTTTAATGTTTTTATAAAAAATAAATAATATATAAATGACCTTGAACCTTGAACCGCAAATTTAAAAAATTGTTATAAATAAACACTTTGACTTGGTTCAAGGTGAAATGAAAGGATGATAAATATGAAATATCCAATAAAATATATGGTAAATCCACCAAGTAAAACATTTGAAATAAATGAATTAGAAGAAGAATTTTTCAATACTCTTTATGCAAAATTACCTGAAAAAGTTAATAAACATATAAATTTAATTAGAATGGCAACTGGAACATTAGCTGTTGAATGTGTTGGTTATTGTATAGGAAAAATCAAATTACAAGGAACAAAACATGATATGCAAATAATATCAAAAAATAACTCATATGTTATATCTGAAAATTTTATTGAACATATAGATGAATGGGTAAAATACATAAATGAAGAAATAATCAAAGAATTATAAGAAAGGAAAATAAAATGTTTGGAAAAAAGAAAGATAGAAAGAAAAAATCACATTCTATTAAATATGTAATGCTTCAAAATGGTTTATCTAATTTTATAAATGATTGTGTTATTGAAGTTGTTATTGATGAACCAAATAATACTATTAATTTTATTGAAGCAAAAAAGAATGGTGTTTCTGCTAGTTTATTACTTAACAAAATTATTAGATTAGAAACTGGTACAAGAGATAAAACAGTTGTATCAAATTCAACAGGTGCAGCAATCGTTGGTGGAATGGTTGCAGGAACAACTGGTGCGATAATTGGTGCTTCAACAGGTAATAAGGCACAAAGTTTGCAAACATTGAAAATAATTTATTCTTCAAATAATGAAGAAAAAGAAATAAATTTATATCAAACTAATTATGGGAATGTAAATGCCATAATGCTGATAAAAACAATACTTGATATAAATATTCAAGAAAACTTATCTGTGCCAAAACATATTGATTTATAAAATAGAAAGGATGGTGTAAATGAAGAATCCAAATGGTTATGGTACAGTAGTTAAATTATCAGGAAACAGAAGAAAACCATATGCAGTAAGAAAAACAATAGGTTTCAATGAAAAAGGTCATCCCATATATCTTCCAATTGGTTATACTGAAACAAGAGAAGAAGGCATGAACATGTTAGCTATGTACAATCATGAACCATGGAATGTTGACAGGGATAAGGTCACATTGGATTTACTTTACAACAGATGGTTAAAAATTAAATATCCAAAACTTGGTGATTCAACACAAAAATCTTTAAAATCTGCATATAAACATTGTAAAAAATACTACAATGCTATTTATAGAAAATTAAGGTCATTTGATATGCAAGATTGTATTGATAATTGTGGTTGTGGATATTCAACACAATGGGCAATAAAGAATTTATTTGGTCATCTTGATAGATTTGCATTTGAAATTGATGTTGTGGACAAGATGTATTCACAAATAACCACTGCCCCACCAATTCCTGATACTGCGAAAAAACCTTTCACAGAAGATGAAATTCAAACATTATGGGAACATAAAGATGATGAATGGGTTGATACTGTTTTAATGTATTTATACACTGGTTTCAGATTGAATGAATTATTAAATATGGAAACCTTATCTGTTGATTTAGAACAAAGAATTTTCAAAGGTGGTTCAAAATCACAATCAGGAAAAGACAGAATTGTTCCAATACACCCTTTAATATTTGATTTAGTTAAGAAAAGAGTTGAACAAGGAAATAAATATTTGATTTCATACGAAGGGAAAAAACTATCACAAAGTAAATATTATGAATTTTGGAATGAAATATTGAATAAACTTGAAATAGAACATACACCACATGAATGTAGACATACTTTCAGGTCGAAGCTAGATTCAGCTGGTGCAAACAAAAAATGTATTGATTTATTAATGGGTCATAAATCCAAAGATGTTGGTGAACGAGTTTATACACATAAGACAATTGAAGAATTAAGACAGGCAATTGAACTCATAAAAACTTGATTTTTAGTGTTGAACTAATAACAAATTAGTAACAAAATAATCCCCGAATGGCGATATGGAAGCCATCCAGGGATTTTCTGTTTACATTATATCATGAATAATTGAAAAATACAAGTATAAGTTTTTCAGTATTTTCAAGGGTTTGTTGAACTGTTCAATGCTCTAAAATCATGTAAAATCACCTTCGTTAGTAACAGGTTAGTAACAAAATTTTTTAAAAAAATTTTGAATTATTTCCCAACACCTTGGTTAACTAATTTTTGAATTCTAGCAGCATCATAACCAGCTTGTGTAAGTCTGTATGCTCTGTCACCACCATTGCCCCATTTTCCTTGCCATACTTCTTTGCAAATTTCTTCATCTGATTTTAAATTTGATTTTGTTTCTGTATTTGAAGCAGTTGGTATAATTAATTTTTGACCTTTATAAATTGTATATGGTGAATGTATTCCATTTGCTGATGCAATTTCTTTCCAATTTACACCTAATTTTTCACCAATTACTGATAAACAATCACCACTTTGTACTGTATAAGTTGTTACAGATGTATTTGTTGTAGGTGCTGTAATTTTATTATCAACAATACAACCATCATTTGTCCAACCTAAATTTCCATTATCTAATAGATATGGATTTTTAGCACCTGCGATTATTTTTGTAATTGTTCCACTTGTTCTAGCTGGATTTAATCTATTTGTAGAATTTGATGCAACATATATACCTGTTACAGTTACCACATCCCCAACTTTTCTTGTAGTAGGTGCTTGAACTGTTGGAACTTCAACTGGTGCTGTTCCTTCTTGTATTCTTTTATTTACTTGTTCAGTTATGTATGGTAATTTACTTTGTAAATATCCACCAGGACAAGTTGTTGCAGCAAACATATTGTGTCTTGTTACTGTTCCATTAGCAGTTCCATCATAAACATAAACTTCATTTTTAGTTCTTTGTCTTATTTCTACTATTAAATCAATTAGTCTTTCAATACACAAATCTGATATATGCCAATCACCACCAACTTGGTCATTTGCAACTTCAATTGTTATTGCTTGATGGTCATTAGATGGTGAACTTGATGTCCAAGCCCTTGATTCTTCTGGAACTATACCAACTATTTTTCCATCAATTCCTATACCATAATTTGCTGATGCTTTTCTATTTGGATTTTGGAATATTTTTGCTATTTGTGCAGCAGTTAAACATCCTGCAACATGATGTGGTGTAACTTTATTTATTGAATTAGTTCTTTTCGCAGTGTAATTTGAAGCACTTGCTTCCATTATTAAATCACATAATTTTGAAAATGTACCCATTATTCTTCACCCCCATTACCATCTGACAATTCAGCTTCCATTTCAGGTGTTAATTCAACATCATCAACTAAAATTTCAACTTCTTGTCTTTCATCTTTTTCATTTCTGATTGTTGCTTTTACTTTTTCTGACATATAAATCACCCTTTCCGTATCTTGACCGATACAATTAAAATAAAAAAAATAACAAACTATTCTGTTTTGTTATCTTCGCTTTTGATGTTTCCATCTTGATTTGAATTTTGTTTTGCAAAGTAGTATGTGAATACTGCTGTTATTAAATTTGTTATTAATATAAGCAGATTTTCAGCGAGTGTTGCACCAAGTAAATTTGCTATAACAATTATAAATAATAAAATTATCATTGATATTGTTATAAAACTTTTCAAATCTGTCCATGCTTGTTTCATGTAATTCACCCCCTTTATTTCACATATTTTTCCCACCCATCATGTATGTAGGAATTACCATGTAAATCATTTGTGTAATGGTCATAAACTTCACTTGCTCTTTTCTTTTGAATCTCATCTTTTGGTACACCATTTTTAGAACCTTCAATGAAATCCACCAAATAATTCATACATTGGTTTTTATCAAGTCTTTTAATATCTGCATTAACATTATCTAATTTTTCATTTATTGGTTCTAATGCTTCCGCAAATTTATTATCCACAGCAGCATCCACTGGTTTTTTTATTTTCATAACAAAAGCAGCTATTACTGAAAGTGCATTCAAAAAAGTTGCTATTGAAATGATAATTACTGAAATTTTTTCCAATTTATATTTCACCCCTTTATCTTGCTTATAGAAATACCCATATAAACTTATATTTTTGTTTATATGGGTTTTTTATCTATAAGACATGTAATTTATCATCTTATTATTTTAGATGCCCAAAATTTCTTTTACATCATCTTGTAATTTTTCAGGAACATCATCAATTGTTTTTAAACCTTTTCTAATAAGGTCAGCATATATTTTTGCCATCAACTACACCCCCAAACTTTCATATATTTCACATAATGCAAGTTGTGTGTCTGTGATTTGTTGTGATTGGGCGATAATAACTTCATCCTTTGTGTATTGAACCATATCATATTCATATTCAATATGTGTTCTTTTTTCAACTTTCCCATCATCTGTTACAACTTCATCTTCAACTTCAACTTCTTGAATATTTGAATTCATCCAAACTGAATATTCATCAATAACCATACTTTCAGGTTTTACTGTGCTTTTTACTTTACCATGATTCACCATAATTTTCTTACCCCTTTCCTTTTACATTTTGCAAATAATATTGATTTGCATGAAATTCTAGTGGTCTAATGTATTTTTGATTTAGTCTATAACTATCACAATGAATTAGCCACCCTTTATAAGAATTGATTGAACACCAATCTGAATTGTTGATTTGGTGTCCTTTTTTAACTTTATTTTTGATTTTATTCATTCTTCTTTTAAAATTTTTACAAGTAGATTTTCTTAATAGTTTATAATTTAAAAATGTTCTATAACCTACAAAATCTACACCCCTAACAAAAGTGGGGAATATTTGCCAATTTTCTTTTATTTTTAATTTCATTTTAGTTCTGAAATATACATCAATGTCTTTTCTTAATTGATGTAATTCTTCCTTGGATTTTCCAAATATCACAATATCATCCATATATCTGAAATAATGTTTTATATGTTTATTTTCTTTTATCCAATGGTCAAATTGTGAAAAATAAAAATTTCCACTATATTGTGAAATATAATTTCCAATAGGTATTCCAGTGTCACCAGGTGTTGAATCAATAATTTCATCTAGCAACCACAAAAGGTCTTTATCTTTAAATAATCTTCTATATTTTTGTTTTAAAATATCATGATTTATTGATGGATAAAACTTTTTTGCATCTATTTTCAAACAATATTGTGTTCCAACAACATCATTTTGAATAGCATCTTCCACCCTATGTAATGCAGCATGAATTCCTTTTCCTAGTATTGCTGAAAAAGTATCAGGAATGAAATTTTTTAAAAGCATTGGTTCAATAACTTGAAGAATTGCCCATTGGCAAATTCTATCAGGAAAATATGGAAGTTTATATATTAATCTTTCTTTTCCGCTATCATTTTTCACAAATGTTTCATATTCAGATGTATTGTATGTTTTATTCATAAGTGATTCTTGTAGTATTTTAAGGTAATAATCAGGGTTAGCATTAACCATTTTTACTTCTTTGTACCACCCTTTACCTTTTTGTGCATTCTTATGTGCAAGTCTTAAATTTTCCATATCATAAATTTGACTGTACAAATTCCCATATCTTTTCAT